CCACCAGCACCTTGACCGGCTCCGGCCTGACCCCGGGCCTGGCCGGCATGAGTCCGGCAGCCGGTGTCGCCACGACCAGCACGATGGCCGGCAGCTCGACCGCCGCTGCTGCGCTGACCTCCGCAGCCGGCGCCGCCACGGGCGAGACTCTGGCCGGGGCCTCGACCGCCGCGGCCACCGTGACGCCGGCTGCAGGCGCGGCGACTGGCGAGACGATGACCAGCGGGTCGAGCGCGATCTCGGCTGCGTCCATGACCCCTGCCACCGGGGCGGCCACCGCCGCCACCTTCGCAGCCAGCGCCGTCGCCGCTGCGGTGTGCATCGCGGCGGCAGGGGCCGCCGCCGCGCAGACGATGGCAGCCAGCGCGACGGCCCGCGCCGCAATCACGGCCGCGGCTGGTTCTGCGACCTGTCTCGCATTGAGCGACCCCAATTTCTCAGCCGTCCGCTACGCCAGTCGTTCCCGCATCTTCACCACCGGCCGCGAGCTGCGCTCGATCACCACGCAGCGCGCCACCAGGAGCATCACGCCATGACCCTACGCACCGCCCAGCCGCAGACGGCGATGGATCTCAACGAAGTCGACGACATCCCCTTCGATTTCACCCGCGACCTGGTCACCGGCGAGACGATCACCTCCGTGGCCGTCACCTGCACTGCCATCCAGGGCACCGATGCGGCTGCGCAAGACATGGTGACCGGCACCGCGCTGATCGGCACCATGACTACCGCCGGCGTGTTCACCGAGTCTGCCTCGGGCGGTGTCGTGCTGCAGCGCTTCACGGCCCAGCAGGACGGCGTCACGTACGGCGTGCGCTGTGTCGCAACGCTGTCCAGTGGACGCAAGCTCACTGCAGCTGGTGAGCTGCCGGTTCTGAAGCTTGCGGGTGCAATCGCGAGTTGATTCCGGGTTGTCTCAGGTTTTGCCCTGTTTTTGAGACGCCGAACTTTCTACATTCCATCGTCATGAAGCTGCTGGACGTAATCACCGCACCCTGGGCCATCGAGCCCAGCAAGCTGCTGGAGATCCAGTCCATCTACCTGGCGCACGCGCGCGGCGAGAAAGCCGACATCGCAGCCATAGAGGCGCGCATCGGCAAGCCGCTGGCAAACGAGCCGAAGCCGTACACCATCGACCAGGGTGTCGCCATCCTGCCGGTCGAGGGTGTGATCGCCAAGCGCGCGAATATGTTCATGGAGATCTCCGGCGGCGTCAGCACCGAGCTGCTCGGACGTGACCTGCAGGCCGCGCTGCAGGATCCGCAGGTGCACTCCGTCGTCCTGGCGATCGACAGCCCTGGCGGCACGGTGGACGGCACACAGGCCCTGGGCTCCCTGGTGCGCAGCGGCCGTGAGCAGAAGCCGATCGTCACGCTGGCCAGCGGCCTCATGGCCAGCGCTGCGTACTGGATCGGGTCCGCCGCCTCCGCCGTGTACATCGCAGACACGACCACCGTGTCAGGCTCTATCGGCGTCGTGCAAAGCCACACCGACTACAGCAAGGCCCGGGCCGAGCGCGGCATCACCGTCACCGAGATCACCGCCGGCAAGTACAAGCGCATCGCAAGCGAGAACGCCCCGCTGACCAAAGAGGGCCGGGCCCACCTGCAGGCCGAGGTCGACTACTACTACAGCCTGTTCGTCGACGCGATCGCCGCGCACCGTGGCGTGACGGTTGAAACCGTGCTCGCGCAGATGGCCGACGGCCGCACATTCATCGGCCAGCAGGGCATCGACGCTGGCCTGGTGGACGGCATACAGACTCTTCCGCAGGTGATTGCCGCCCTGAATGCCGACTACGCCGCGTCCCTGGCCGATCCGCGCCACGCGCGCGGCTCGCTGCTGCCAAAGGCAGCCGAAATTGCCCGCCAACCCGTCCCTGTACCACCCCAAGGAGTGAATCCTATGAATCGAGATCAACTGGCCGCTGAGCATCCCGCTCTGCTGGCCTCCATCCTGGCCGAAGGTCGCTCGGCTGGCGCCAGCGAAGAGCGTGCGCGCATCCTGGCGATCGAAGCCGCAGCCCTGCCGGGGCATGAAGCCCTGGTGGCCACCCTGAAGGCTGACGGCTCCGTGTCTGCTGGCGACGCCGCGCTGCAGATCCTGGCGGCCGAGCGCCAGGTCAAGGCCAGCGCCGCAGCTGCGCACCGGGCGGAAGCGCCTGCACCGGTGGCAACCGTGCCGGCCTCGACCGTGCAGCCCACGGCCGCCGAGCGCGAGGCAGCCGCCGCTCAACCCGATGCGTCCGCGCCGATCGAGGATCGGGCCAAGGCGGCCTGGGACAAGGACAGCAAGCTGCGCGCCGAGTTCAGCTCGCTGGCCGCATACACCGCCTACGTGCGGGCCAGCGAGGCCGGTCACAGCCGCGTCTATGCCCGCCAGCCGGCCTGACGACCACCCATTCCGCAACCCTTCACCTCAAGGACCTGAAACATGAAAACCACCGTCTTCACCTTGCTTGCACTGGCCGTCGTGGCGGTGCTGCTCATGCTGCCCCAAGTCCGTGATGTCGCAGCGTCTGTGCTGCGCGCCGGCAACGAGACCGTACACCAGCTGCTGCAGAAGTACATGGCGCGCAGCGGCCTGTTGCTGACCATGACCACCCTGGCCGCCGACAAGGCTCGCGCGTTCGAGCTGGGCGACATCCAGGAGCTTCCGATGATCGCTGCCGACATCATCTACGAGGGTGCGGCGGTCGGCGACAACGGCTCCGGCTTGGCTCGCCCGCTGGTGGCGACCGATCCGTTCCTCGGGTTCGCCGAACGTACCGTCGACAACAGCGCGGGCGCCGCCAGCGCAAAGAACGTGCGCGTGCGCACCCGGGGCCAGGTCCAGATCTCCGTGGTCGGCGCTTCAAGCGCTGCGGATGTCAGCGAGACCGTCTATGCCTCGGACGACGACACCTTCACGCTCACCAGCACCAGCAACACCGCCATCGGCAAGGTGTCCCGCTGGGTGTCTGGCACCACCTGCATCGTCGCCTTTGAGGCGCTCCCGTTCCGCTCGCTGTAAGCGGCCGCCTGAACGTCATCCACTCAACCTGAAGGAACCATATCATGGGTGCAACCGCTCTCTCCAGCCGCGCCATCATCGGCGAGTTCTACGCCACGCTTGAGCAGGACCTGGGCCTGTCCTGGATCGACAGCGTGTCCAACCTGTTCGACTCCAACCAGGAGTCCGAGACCTACAAGTGGCTTGGCATGGCGCCCGCCATGCGCGAGTGGATCGGTGGCCGGCAGGCGAAGGGCTTCCGCACCGACGGCATCACGATCGTCAACAAGAACTTCGAAGCCACCCTCGAAGTGCTGGTCGACGAGATCCGCCGGGACAAGACCGGCCAGGTCATGGTCCGCGTCCGCGAACTGGCCGAGCGCACCAATGCGCACTGGGCATCGCTGCTCAGCGCCCTGCTGATCGCTGGCGAAAGCACCGCCTGCTACGACGGTCAATTCTTCTTCGACACGGACCACTCCGAAGACGATTCAGGCAGCCAGTCCAACGACATCACCTCCGACATCACTACCACCACGGCCCCCACGTCGGGTGAGATGGAAACCGCCATCCTGAAGTCCATCGAAGCGATCCTGGGCTTCAAGGACAACCAGGGCGAGCCCATGAACGAAGGTGCCCGGATGTTCGAAGTCATGGTGCCGGTGCCCTTCATGTCGTCGGCCGCCGGCGCGATCGGCTCGCAGATCATCGTGGACTCCAGCACCTCGCGCAGCAACCGCATTCTGACGCTGGGCAGCCTGGGCGGCTTCCAGGTGGCGCTGCGCGTCAACCCGCGGCTCACCTGGACGACCAAGTTCGCTACCTTCCGTGCCGATGGCCAGACCAAGGCCCTGATCCGGCAGGAGGAGGAGGGCGTCACGATGAGCGCGATCGCCGAGGGCTCCGAGATGGAGTTCAAGGAGCGCAAGCACCAGTACGGCGTGAAGGCGATCCGCAACGTGGGCTACGGCTATTGGCAGCGGGCCTGCCTGACCACGTTCGTCTGATCGGCAGCCGCCTGCACCGCAACCACAGCAGCGCCACGCCATGTCCGGCCAGTTCCTTGCAGACGACCTCTCCGCGTTCTTCGACGTGGACGAGTTCGCCGACTCGGCCGTCTTCGATGGGTCTGCGGTGGCGGTCACCGGCATTCTGGACAAGGCCTTCGACCTGGCCCAGATCGGCGCTGCGGACGTGGCCAGCACGGCTCCGGTGTTCACGCTCAAGAGCAGCGACGTGCCGGCCAACGTGCAGGGCCGGCACCTCCGCTTCGGGAACCTGCTGGCCGGCGGCAGCCGCTACCGTGTCATGGCAGCGCATTCCGACGGCACCGGCGTCACCCTGCTGGTGCTGCAAGACGCCTGACGGCGGCAAGGCGCAGCACCATGGCATCCGTCGTCAAGCAGCAGATCCTCGAAGCAGTGCAGGCCGCCCTGGTGGCGGCGTCACTGGTCAACCCGGGTCGGGTCTACCTGGACCGCACCGACGAGCTGCCCGAGGACGATCTGCCCGCCATCGACATCCTGGGCGGCGATGCCGCAGGCGAAGAGTCCATCCAGTACCAGACCGTGCACTTCCCCGGCATCCAGCAGCGCAGCTACACCTTCGAGGTGGCCTCGATCGCCCGTGGCATCACCGGCGCCGCCAAGGCCGCGCGCAACCTCGCTGGCAGCGTCGAGGCCACGCTGCGCGCCAGCGCCGGCACGATCACCGTGGGCGGCCGCGCCATTGACATCCTGCTGGCCGAAGAGTTCGAGGCCAAGCTGCCCGGCGGCAATGCCACACCGTTCGTCGCAGTGCGCCAGAGCTGGCAGGCGCAGTACATGACCAGCGGCAACGACCCCACAGCCCCCCTGTAACCCGAAATCACGCCCAAGGAGCTCCTCACCATGTCCACCATCAACGTCTGGTCGAAAGTCGCGGTCGCAGTGCAGACCGCACTGGCAGCCGCCAAAACCATCTCGGCCATCACCAAGGCCAATCCGGCCGTGGCGTCCTCCACGGCGCACGGCTACAGCGATGGCGACATCCTGCTGATCAAGGCGACCGGCATGACCGAGGTGAACCACATGGTGGTGCGCGTCGACAACAGCGTCACCAACGCCTTCGACCTGGAAGGGGTGGATTCCACGCTGTTCGCCACATTCGTGTCCGGCACCGCTGAGAAGATCACCTTCGGCGCATCGGCCGCCACGTTCACGGACGTCAATGCATCGGGCGGTGAGGCCAAGGCGGTGGACATCACCACCATTCACGACGACACCGACAAGGAGCAGCCCGGCTCGAAGACCGCCCTGAGCTACAGCTTCGGCAGCTTGTGGGATCCGGCGGACCCCGCGCTGGTCGAGCTGAAGAAGGCCGACAACGTCAAGGGTGAGCGCTGCGTGGCGCTGACCTTCGCCAGCGGCGCCAAGGTGTACTTCAACTGCTACCCGTCGGCCAGCCTCGCACCCGGCGGCTCCAAGGGCGAGGCGGTCACCACCCAGGTGGGCTTCAAGCTCCGCGGCCCGATCAGCGCTTACGCCGCGTAAGGGCTGGCCATGGCAGTAGTGAAGAAGGCCGGCACTGCCGGCCCGGTGCTCCCCAAGCAGACAGTCGAGGTCGAGCCGCTCGGCGGCGATGTCATCGTGCGCGGCCTGCTCCTGGTGGAACTGCTCGGGGTACAGCAGCGCATCGCGTCTCTGCACCAGGCCAACAAGGGCGGTGACGAAGTCGCCAGTGTCAGTGCCATCGTCCCCGACGTGCTCGCCCTGTGCGTCCTGGATGCAGACGGCGTTTCCCTGTTCGATCGCGATCAGTGGCAGATCTGGGGCGGCCAGCACCAGGGCGCTGCGCTGAACCTGTTCAACATCGCCTGGCGTCTGTCGGGCATGGACAAGGCGGCAACCGCAAAAAACTAGCGTGCCAGCCTGAACTGCGATTCATGCTCAGGCTGGCGCAACGAATGGGGATGACGATGCAGCAGCTCGGCGACGCCATGACCGCCCAAGAGTTTGGCCAGCACTACGTTCTGGAGCTGGAGGAACCTGTCCCTCGGGCGTCCTTCATGGTGCTGTCCCGCCTGCTGGCCGCCATTGCAAACGGCCCACTGCAAGCGCCTGCAGCTGGCCGCCTGTGGGGCGCGAGCGACTTCATGCCGGACTTGTGGAAACACCTCGATGACTCTCCGGCAGTCGAGACGGAGGCTGCAGATCAACTGACGATCGAGCAGATCATGGCGCGGGCGCGCGTGGTCGGAATGGTGCACTGACATGGCAGATGCACAAGCCCGCATCCGCATCACGGCGCAGGACGACACGGCCGCCGCCTTCAAACAAGCCCAGGGCAATATCGCCGCGCTGCAGGCGAGCGCGGCGCAGCTCGCTGGGGCCTTCGGTGGTGCGCTGGCCGTCGGCGGCCTGGCGGCAGTGGTTACCAGTGCGATCGACGCAGCTGACAACCTGCGCGACCTCAGCCAGACCACTGGCGTGGCCATCCAGGGCCTGGGCGGTCTGGGCTTTGCCGCGTCCCAGAACGGTGGCAGCCTGGAGGGTGTCGCGAGCGCGGCCGGCAAGTTGAACCGCACCCTCGCTGAAGCCGCCGCTGGCAGCAAGCAGGCGCTGGAGCCGTTCCGCGCGCTGGGCATCAGCATCCAGGACGCGGCAGGACAGACGAAAACCGCTGACGTCGTGTTCGCCGAGGTGGCCGACCGGTTCAAGGAGTTCGCGGACGGCCCCGAAAAAAGCGCGCTGGCGATGCGCCTGTTCGGGAAAGCTGGCGCGGAACAGATCGCTCTGCTGAATGAAGGCGGCGAGGCGCTGCGCGCCAACGTCGAGTACTACAAGCAGTTCAGCAAGGTCAACGCCGAGCTGGCGGCATCGGCTGACGCGTTCAACGACACACTGGGCAAGATCAGGCTGCAGGGCCAGTCGCTGGGCACTACGATCGCCGCAGCGCTGCTGCCCGCGCTGCAGGCGGTCGCCGATGAGTTCCTGTCGCTCCAGGAGGAGGGCGGTGGGTTCCAGTTCATTGCGAACGCCGCGCGGATTGCCTTTGAGGCCATCGCCATCGTCGGCGCGAACGTCATCTTCGTGCTGAAAGCATTGGGCCGCGAGATCGGCGCCATTGCCGCGCAGCTGGTGGCTCTGGCCAGGCTCGACATCCAGGGCTTCAACGCGATCTCCGAGGCAGTCAAGGCAGACGGCGTGCGCGCTCGCGCTGAGCTGGATGCCCTGGAGCGGCGCATTCTTGGCATCGGGCGAATTGACCCGAATGACGAGTCCGCGGCCGAACGCCGCCGCCTCGGGCTTTCCACCGGTGCTCAGGCGCTTCGACCGGCGCCCCGCCTGTCTGGCGACGGTGGGGCCAAGGCGGCCAGGGAAAAGCGCGAGATCGACCTCACCAACAAGGCGCTGAGCAGCTACGTCGAGACACTGGAGCGGCAGCTGCAGAAGAACCAGAACCTGACCAACACGGAGCAGGCCCTGATTTTCCTGCGCGAGAAGGGTGCGGGCGCCACGCTGGAACAAGCCGCCAGTGTGCTGGCGCTTGCCCGCGCCCTCGACCAGGAGGCCGAGCAGCTCGACCGCATCCGCCTGAAGCAGCAGCTGGCGATCGACGCCGGCAACGAGGTCGACCGCGCCAATGGCGAGCGCGCACAGCGCCTGCAGGCCCTGCTGGCGGACACGCCCACTGCCAAGTTCGAAGAGCAGCGCGCCAGCCTGGAACTGCTCAAGGAGGCCTTCGAGCAGTTCCGCAACACGGGCGGCCAGTACGGCATCAGCGAGGAGCAGTACACCCAGGCTGTGCAAAAGCTCGCGGGCATCAACACCGAGCTGGAAAAGTCCAAATCCCTGGGCGAGGAGTTGGGCCTGACCTTCACGTCCGCATTCGAGGATGCGATCGTCGGTGGCAAAAGCTTCAGCGAGATCCTGAAGGGCCTGGAGCAGGACGTGCTGCGCATCGTTACGCGCCAGCTGGTCACAAAACCGCTGGGTGATGCGATCTCTGGTGCCGTCAGTGGCTCTGGGGTCGGCGGCTTCTTCAGCAACATCTTCAGCGGCATCTTCGGCACCCGGGCAGCCGGCGGCCCGGTGCAGGCTGGCGGCACCTACCTGGTCGGCGAGCGCGGCCCCGAACTGTTCAAGGCCCCTGCCAGCGGCACCATCGTGCCCAACAGCCAGCTGGCCGGCGCCATGGGTGGTCGCCAAATGGTCATCCACATCAATCCGCCGCCCGGCATGTCCCGGCAGGGGTCCAGCCAATTCGCCGCCGATGTGGCGCGCCAGTTGCGCCAGGCCGATCGCTACAACAACTGACCGCCATGCCCGCCACCATCCTAGACGACGTGGTTTTCCCCGACGAGCTGGTCGCGGTGGCCGCCCGCGGCCGCAAGCGCTGGGCCACCGCCATCGCCACCAACCAGGGCGGCTTCGAGACGCGCAACGGCCTGCGCACCCAGCCGCTGCGCGAATACGAGATCGGCATGGTGCCGCGCACCGTCTCAGCCTGGATGGCGGTGGACACCCTGCACGACGTGGTGCAGGGCTCTCTGTACGGATTCCTGCTGCGCGACCCCACCAACAACGCCTGCACCACCGCCAATGGCCTGATGCGCCCGCTGCCGGCCGCGCTGCGCGGCACGCTCGGCACGGCTGGCGCAGGCTACGGTGTGCCCAACTACCGCCTGATCAAGCGCGGCACGTCCGGCGCGCGCACGTTCGACCGCGACATCCGCAAGCCCGTCACCACCGGCCTGGTGCTGTACCGCAACGGTTCACCCGTTACCCTGGGCGCCAGCGCCGGCAACGCGGCAGTGGACGCGGTCAATGGCAACATCGCGTTCGTCGCCGACAGCTCCAGCGCGGTCACCGCCGTCACGGTCGGCGCCACCACGCAGGTGACGCTCAGCGCTGCGCTGCCAGGCCTGGCGGTCTCAGGTCGGCTGTACCTCACCGGCCTCGCCGGCACCCACGCGGCAGACCTCAACAACCTGAGCCACGCGATCACCGCGATCAGCGGCGGCGGCTCCAACGTCTACACCCTGTCCACCAACACCGCTGGCCGCACGATCACCGCCGCTGGCACCGGCTTCAAGTACCCGCAGCCCTCCGACACCCTCGCCTGGGCGGGCGACTTCCGGGTGCCCGTGCGCTTCAAGGACGACGACATCGACTGGTCCATGGTGATGGGCCACGCGGACACCGCCAGCCGCCTGGTGGAGGGTCCCAGTGTGCTCCTGGTGGAGGTGCCACTCCCATGAAGGCGCGCAGCGCAGGCCTGCAGGCCCACCATGAAGATCCGGTGCAGACGCGTGCATGGTGCTGGAAGGTCAACCGCCTCGATGGGCAGGTTTTCGGCTTCACCAGCGTCGACCAGGATCTGGAGATCGACGGCGTCACCTACGTGGCCAGCACCGGGATCAGCCCGTACGCGATCGACAGCAAGGCTGACCTGTCGGTGCCGAACATGCAGGTCAACGGCCTGCTGGACAGCACCGGCATCACCGAGGCAGATCTTGCCGCCGGCCTCTGGGACGGCGCTGCGGTTGAGAACTTCGAGGTCAACTTCCGCGACCTCAGCCAGGGCAAGATGAACCTCGCCACCGGCGTGCTGGGTCCTGTCAGCGCCGGCCGCGTCGCCTTCCAGGCTGAGCTCCGCGGCCTGATGCAGCGCCTGCAGCAGCCCGTGGGCGAGGTTTTCACCATCGGCTGCCAGGCCACGCTGGGCGATGCCCGCTGCAAGGTCGCCCTGGGCCCGTGGACGGTCACCGGGGCCGTCACCACCGCCACCAGTGCGCGCGCCTTCACCGACAGCACCCGGGCCGAGGCGGCGGCCTACTTCACCGCCGGCCTGGTCACCTGGACCAGCGGCGAGAACGACGGCCTGTCCATGGAGGTGCGGGCGCATGCCACCGGCGGTGTGTTCGAGCTGGCGCTGCCCATGCCGTACACGATCGCTGTGGGCGACACCTACAGCATGGTGGCCGGATGCCGAAAGCGAGCCATCGAAGACTGCAAGACCAAGTTCAACAACCTCCTGAACTTTCGCGGGCACCCCTACGTTCCGGGGAACGACAAGGTGCTGGGCAATGCAGCGCTGGGGGCGGCGTGACAGATCTTGTCCAGCCTGCAGCTGACGTGGTGCGCGAGGCCCGCACGTACATCGGCACGCCCTGGGCGCACCAGGGCCGCAGCCGGCAGGGCCTGGACTGCCTCGGCCTGGCCAGCCTGGTCGCGCGCAACACCCGCGGCTACACCTTCGACGTGCTGAACTACCAGGCGCAGGCCACAGACGAAACCATGCTGCAGCTCTGCCGCCAGCACATGCTGCCCGTGCCTGCCGTGGCCCGCCAGCCCGGCGATGTGGTCGTCATCCGGTACGGAAACCAGCGCCACATGGCCATCGTCGGTGATCATCCGGTGGTCGGTGAGCTTACGCTGATTCACGCCAGCTCCGTGCACGGTCGGGTGGTCGAGCACCGCCTGGACAGCCGCTGGGCGCGGATCTGCATCGGCACCTTCCGCCTGTACGACCTTCGAGGGGGAGCCTGATGGCGCAGCTCGTCCTGGCTGCCGCCGGTGCTGCCGCGGGCAATGCCCTGGGCTGGGGTATCGCCGCCCTGGGCATGAGCGGCAGCGCAGTCGGCTGGGCGATCGGCTCCCTGGTGGGCTCCATGGTGGGCCAGAAGGGTGTGCACAACGTGCAGCCCGGCATCGGCGATAAGTCCGTCCAGGCCAGCACCTATGGTGCCTTCCAGACCATCGTCTACGGCACCATGCGGGTGGCCGGCAACGTCATCGATGGCGTGAGCGAAGTGCGCGAGGTGCGCACCACCACCCGCGTTGGCAAGGGTGGGCCGAAGTCCACCAACACCACGATCACGTACAACGCCGACGTGGCCATCGACATCGGCCAGGCCGGCTGCCTGGGCGTGCGCAAGCTGTGGAATGCCGGCAAGCTGGTCTATGACGTCAGCAGCGGCGCCACCGCCGACAGCATCATTGCCAGCGCAATCAAGGCCACCAGCTTCAAGTTGTACGACGGCAGCGAGTCGCAGCTGCCGGACCCGACGCTGGAAGCCATCCATGGCGTGGGAAATGTCCCGGCCTACCGCGGCCGCAGCTACATCGTGCTGGCCGGCGTGGACTGCCCCAACGGACAGATCCCTCAGCTCACCTGGGAGGTGTGCTACAGCATCACCCCGGCCGCCACGCTGCCGATCTTCACGCCGGCGCCACCCTTCGCGCCCGAGTACCTGTTCAACGCGGCTGCCTCGTACAGCGCGATCGCGCGCGTTTGCGGGCCGGACAAGGTCTACCACGTGGCGCTGAACTACCAGGCAGGCACGGGTGGGAGCTATCAGATCAGCGCGCAGGGTTTCCGTCTTGGCAGCGGCTACAGGCAGAAGCTCTGGTCCAAGGTCTGGGCGAGCCTCGGAACCGGCACCCGAACCGTGATCGGCATGAACGGCAGTGTCAACAGGCCGCTGGCCGTGCGCTCCGGTCTGCACACGAACGCCAACTACGCCACTGCCAACACCATCAACGTCATTGACCTGCTGACGGGGATCGAGACCACCGTGCGCAGCTATGTGCCAGGCACGGTGGATTACGACTTCGTGCCGGGATGTGCCGCATACGATGAGGTGAGCGGCAAATACATCCTGTTGGGTAGCCCGGCCGGCGGGCGCACCTACGAGCGTTTCAATCCGCAGATCTACACCAGCGGCAACCTGGGCAGCGCGCGCGTGGCACTGCCGGCCACCAGTGGCGCCGTGCTGGCGTTCTATGACGACGTGGTCTATGCGTTCGATCAGCGCTCCAGCCAGACCTACCTGCAGCGGTACAGCGGAAGCACCGGCGCCTTCATCGACGAAGTGGCCGGTGGACCGGCCTCCCTGGACTGCACCACCTTCGCGACCGGTGCGGACCCGGACACCGGGGTGCTGTTCAGCGGCTTCCTGTCCGCCATCAGTGCCCACGCCGGCGGCGTGTTCGTGTACTGCAAGGTGAACGACTCCGTCTGGCGCATCACCACCAGCTGGGAGCTGGTCAGCGACACCATCACCAACACCACGGTGACCACCGAAGGCGTCGAGGCGCCCTATGTGGAGCAGGACTACATCGTCGAGGGGCCCAGCGTCTCCACGCCGGACAGCGAAGCCCACTACCGCGTCGCGGCCACCAAATCGTTCGACCCACTGGACGTAGCGGTCGGCGACGTGATCAACTCCATCTGCCAGCTGGCCGGCCTGCAGGCCGGCGAGATCGACACGGTCGCCCAGACGGCCACGCTGCGCGGCTATGCGATCACCCGCCAGGCGAGCGCCCGCGCGGCCCTTGAGCCGCTGCTGAAGGGCTACTTCGTCGACGCCCGAGAGCAAGACGGCCAGATCGAATTTCTGAACCGCGCGGAGCAGACCAGCAGCTTCGCCGTGGAGTACGACGAGTTGGCGACCGGCGAGGACGGCGGGCTGGCTGATCCCTTCCCGGTATCCCGTGCCGACGTCGCCACACTGCCGCGCAGCGTGTCTGTCACGTACATCGACATCGACCACGACTACCAGGCAGGCACGCAGAGTGCGGTGCGCCAGACCATCACCAACCGCAACGAACAGTCCGAGGAGCTGGCGATCGCCACCAGCGCCGCACACGCGGCCACCGTGGCCGAAGTTCTGCTCTACGACGCCTGGAGCGTGGCCAACACGCGCACCGTCAAGCTCTCGCGCAAGTTTGCGGTCGTCAGCCCGGGTGACGTTGGCACGTTCGAATACCCCGAGGGCGTCACCACTCTGCAGCGCGTCGCGCGCGCCGTCGATGATGGCGCCATTGTCGCGCTGGATCTTGTCGACGGCGATGCGCCGCTGTACAGCCTGAGCGCCACGGGCGCCGCCGGCAACACCGGACAGGCGAGCCCGGGCCTGATCGCCCCGACGCGCATGGAGATCCTCGACATCCCCATCCTGCGCGACGCCGACGACGACAACGGCGTCTATGTCGCCTTCGCGCCGTACACCACCAACTGGAGCGGCGCCGCGCTGTACCGCGGGGCCGACGACGCGACGCTGGCCGTGGTCTCCAGCGTCACCACCAGCACCGGAGTCGGCGTGGCCACTACCGCACTGGCCAACTGGCCCGACAACACGCTGGATCGCGTCAACACGGTTCTCGTCGAGGAGGTGGGCGCCCAGGCGAGCACCGACTATGAAACCGCCCTCAACACCGGCGAGGGCTGCTGGCTGATCGGCGACGAGATCCTGCAGGCCCTGACTGCCACCTACGTGTCCTCCGGTGTGTACCTGCTCAGCGACCTCGTGCGCGGACTTCGAGGCACCGAGCGCTACAAGGCCACCCACGCTGCGGGCGAGCGCGCCGTGCGCCTGCAGCTCAGCGGGGAGGGCATCGCCCGCCCGCTGTTCGACCTCGGCGAGCTGGGCGTGCCGCGCCAGTACCGGGCGATCACGTACGGCCTGGCGCTCGACAGCCAGCCATCCACCGCCTTCACCGCCGCCGGCATGGCCCTCAAGCCGCTCAGCCCGGTCAACTTCAAGCGCTCAGCCCTCAATGGCAACAGCACGCTGACCTGGGACCGCCGCAGCCGGCTGTCCGGCGAATTCCCGGACAGCACTGACATCCCGCTGGGCGAGGCGGCCGAGCTGTACTACGTCGACGTCTATGCCGACAGCGGCTTCACGCTGATCGTGCGCACACTCTCCGCCGACGAGCCCACCGTCACGTACACCCTGGCTCAGCAGGCGGTGGACTTCGGCAGCTATCAGGCTACCCTCTACCTGCGCATCCACCAGGTCAGTGCGCTGGTGGGCCGGGGCGTCCCGCTGGAGGTCACCAGCACGGTCGCCAATGTCAACAGCACAGCGCCGAGCCTCCTGGCGCATATGGATGGCGCAGGCGTCATCACCACGCCGGTCGACAGCAGCGCCTACGCGTTCCCGGCGGCGCTGGTCGGCAGCGCTGCACTGAGCACCGCGCAGAGCAAGTTCAGCGGATCCAGCCTGTACGTGCCAGGCGGAGCTGCAGCCCACGGCTGCAACTTCGATACCAGCAGCGCCGCGCACAGCTTCGGCACCGGGGACTTCACAGTCGAGTTCTGGGCCTACTGCGCGGCCGCCACGGCGAATCGCCACAGCTTTGCGATCAGCCTCACCGGCTCAATCGGCTCCGTCACCAACGTCTGCATGTACCTGCAGCTCAAGCAGACCACCGGTGCGATTGACGTTGTCACCTACGCCGGCGCAGCCATCGATGCATCGATTGCCGCCGGCGCTGGGTCTTTCGCAGTTGCCACGTGGAACCACATCGCCGTCAGCCGGAAGTCGGGAACCCTGCGGCTGTTTGTGAACGGCGTGCAGAAGGCCAGCGCTGCAAGCGCCGGCAGCTTGAACTACAGCGCCTCGATGAAGGTCATGGTCGGCGGCTGGCAGCTCGAATCCAGCGACGCCACCTACTACGACGAGGTGCGCATCACCAAGGGCGAGGCCCTGTACTTCGCCAACTTCACGCCGCCCGCGGCCCCGTTCTGAGGCACCACGACCATGAGCAGCAGTACCAGCAAATTCGACCAGCTCAGCACGAGCCAGGCCAGCAAAGAGGTCCGCATCAACCAGCTGATGGACTCCGTCAGCCCGTCAGCACTCGGGGCCCGGCGCGAGAGCACCACCACCGGCTTGACCTGGGGGTACTACGGCGGCCAGATGATGGTCAACGGTACGCCGACCGACATCGCGAACGGCACTGTCACCCTGACCGGCAGCGCCACCAACTATGTGCAGCTCACCCAGGCCGGCACCGTCGTCGTCGGCACCACCCGCGATCCCCGCTACGCGCCGCTGTACAGCGTCGTCACCACCGTCAGTGGGGTCACCAGCTACACCGATGAGCGAGACGCCGCGTCGTTGGCCCGGCTGGCCTACGGCATCGCCACCCAGGCCATGGCCGATGCGAACCAGACGATCACCCAGGCGCAGGCGCTCTGTGACACGCTGGTCACAACCGGCGCGCTCACCGCAACGCGCAACCTGGTCGTCCCGTTGGTCCGGCGTCGCTGGATCGTGCGCAACAACTGCACGGGCGGATCCGTCCAGGTCATCGGCGCCAGCGGCACCGGCGTGACGATCGCGACCGTCAAAGTGGCTGTCGTCGAGTGCGACGGCACCAACGTGCTGCGCGTCACGGCCGACGCCTGATCTTTCAACCGAGGAGCACCACATGGCAAGGACACCGGCCTATACCGGCGAGGAGCGCCGGCAGACCGCGAACGGGATCCGGTTCGACAAGACCATCAACCTGGGCCACCTGCTCACGTTCGCTGGCTTCATCTTCACGATCCTGGTGGGCTGGAACACCATGGACAAGCGCGTCGTGGTGCTGGAGGAGAGCCGAAAGGCCCAGGAGCTGCGCGACAGCGGCCAGGACCAGCGCAACAGCGACCAGATGGGCGCCATCCGCGAGTCGCTCACCGAGATCAAGCAGAACGTGATCGCGCTGCGGGACCGGCAGGACAGGGATCGGAGCAAGCCATGAACGCCGCCGCCCTCCTGGCCATCGCGCTGATGCTCGGAGGGTGCGCGGCCACCATCCCGGGCGTGCAGATCAGCGACGAGGAACGTGCCGCGTGCGCAGCTCAGGGGTGCACGGTCTGGACCCGGGCGGAACTGGAGGCGCTGGCGATCGAGGCCATGCGCCGCGGCGTTGAAGCGGCGCGCAAGCAGCGGAGCAGCATATGATTTTCTCGGCCCTCCTGAGCTTC